GCCGGACTTGGACTGAGCATGGAAGACACGCCTGACGGGAAGATAAGCCAGTTCCTGGTGGCGGCGGATCGCATTGCTTATATTAACCCGGCAAACGGAAACGAGACGCCCGGATTCGTCATGCAGGGCGACCAGATAATCATGAATGAGGCGTTCCTGAAATACCTGAGCGCGCCGACCATTACCAGTGGCGGGAATCCTCCGGCATTTTCCCTGACGCCGGATGGAAAGCTGACTGCGAAAAATGCGGATATCAGCGGCCATATCAACGCTGTATCTGGCTCGTTTACGGGAGAAATCAATGCCACCTCCGGTAAGTTTTCTGGCGTGATAGAAGCAAGAGAGTTTGTCGGTGATATCTGCGGCTCAAAAGTCATGCAGGGCGTGAGCATCAGGGCGACGAACGACGAACGCAGCACCTCAACACGGTATACCGACAGCGCCACCTATCAGATAGGGAAAACCATCACGGTGATGGCTAACTGTGAGCGTAACGGTGGCACCGGTGCCATCACCGTCACGATAAATATTAACGGCCAGGTGAAAACGGCGGAGGTTATGCCGTATACCGCAGGGATTCCGGCCATGTATCAGACCGTCGTCTTTTCGGTCTACACCACTTCACCTGTCGTGGATATCAGCGTCTCTCTGAGGGTCCGTGGGCAGTACACCACGTCTGCTTCCGTCTGGCCGCTGGTGATGGTTTCCCGGTCGGGGAGCAACTTCACAAACTGACCGGATTTACGACACAACAACCGGCAATCAGGTTTATATCTCCGAACTCGGCCCGTTGCCCGAAAACGTCACATCAGTTTCACCAGACGGTGAATACCAGAAATGGGATGGTAAGGCGTGGGTGAAGGATGAAGCGGCTGAAAAAGCAGCGCAGCTTCGTCAGGCGGAAGAAACCAAAAGCAGGCTCCTGCAAATGGCATCTGAAAAAATCGCGCCGCTTCAGGATGCGGTTGATCTTGGACTCGCAACAGATGATGAGAAAGCGCAGCTCGACGAATGGAAAAAATACAGGGTGCTGGTAAACCGGGTGGATACCTTAAATCCTGACTGGCCGGAGAAACCATCTTAGTTATAAAAATATAGCTATGTAGTAGAGATTGCTGCTATATGTTATATAGCAGCAATGGCTATTATTTTGATGGTTGAGTGTATAATTTTAGCACTGGTAAATGACGGTTTAGCTCCAGAGTTAGTTCCTGGGAAAAATTATGGATACTATTGGTTCATATTAATCAGGAAGAGGCTCGCATATTTTTTGGTGTTTCTGTGTTCAGGGAGTGTTTTGGATATATTTATTAGCAATGTTTTCTAGTATTTGTTGGAATTGCTGTGGAGTCGGCATAGCACACTCATTAAACAGCGGTACAACTTCTGTCATAATGATCTTCTCCGCATAGATGTTAAAGGATGCCTTCTGATGTTGACTGGTAAACATATGTGGATACTTACTGTATGCTGATGTAATCAACGGAGTTATAAAAGGATTGGCTCCTGCGCCGCTTGGCGTAAAAACGTCATTCTTGGTTGCTCCGGGCAGACCTGCATTTTGCGCAGCCTCGCCAATTTCCTTAAGAAAAGGCGCTATGTCGATTCCTTTGCTGATGAGCAAGTTACAATACTGATCTTTATACTTGCTGTAAACTGCCGATAGTATAGCTTCACGGGTCTGGCTGGCGTATGCGGGGTCTTTACTCGCGCTACCTCTAATATCTATATCATGGAGCGTTTGAAGCATAAAGTTTTTAACGACTTTATTTGTCAACACTGCCCGGCCCTCAGATGCGCTTCCTCGGTGAAAGTGTGTTGCAGAAGATTCAGTGTTCTTATGCGAAATAAAACGTTCCGATAATTTTGAATTTAATTTGATGAAGTGATTTTTTACTGCGAGAATACTTTTTGCTAAAGAATTTTTCTCGGTTGATTTTTCTTTTAGTGGTGTGGTTTCCTGTTTTTGGATTCTAAAGTTATGGGGAAATAAAGTTATTTTTGTCACGGTAATGCTCCTTTTATATGTACATAACTCATTTATATATAGATAGCAGGAATACTTTTATTTTTTATAGCAAATGCTATGTCCATCTGATTGATGAATTAGAAAAAATCGGCTGATTAGATTAATGCTCAAATAGTACTATTTTTATTTTCCAGAAACTTTCAAAAAATGTCCTTTTCGCTCAGGAGGAGCCTTGCTGTTCTGGCATTGAAATGGAGCGTGAGCTGATCGTTGAGCGTACCAGCGCCGGGCTGGCAGCGGCAAGGGAGCAGGGGCAAATTGGTGGCCGACGACCGAAACTAACAACGGAACAATGGGCGCAGCCGGGCGCCTCATTAGGGCCGGAGTACCGTGACAGCAGGTAGCGATTATTTATGATGTTGGCGTTTCGACGTTGTACAGAAAATTTCCGGCGAGTAACATGCCTTTGATGCCATTCATGGGAAAATAACACTCCTTTAATCAGCCATAAGAGTTAATTATATAAACTTAAATGGATTTGTTAATTGAATTTCATCAAGATTAACTCTATATAAAAGATTTATTGTCTTTGTTATGGCGTCTATATATTCTGCGCTATTCATTATAGCAGTGTATTTATCGTATGCTTCGAAGCAATGATTTTCATTGATATATTCACTGCTATTGTTTTTATAAATTTCATATGACTCTTCCTTTTTGAAAATGCGCGCATCCAGCCAAGGGTCAAGTATATATTCCGATATTCCTTTTGAATCAGTAAAAGTCAAAAAAACGACCACATGATTCCCTCCTGACGCGCTATTATACATAAGGGATGTGCTTATTCTGGCATCAAATACATTATTTTTCGAAAATCCTATTCCGGTTAGTCTTTGTGGTATATATTTTGCAATAATCGCACCTAAAATTAGCGACATATCAGCACAGTTCCCTGTGTTATATTTTATTGAATCAATGGAAGAATATATTAGACTCAGAGATATTGGGTTTTCTGGTCTTTCAGCCATAGCTCTGTCAAAAGAGTTTGCTTTTATAGTTTGCAGAAATTTCTTGTGATGTTCTCTTTGTAAATTAAGAGCGTCGTATTTTTCCTGCGTATCAATTTTAAGCCTGTCAATTTGCATAGCATCATAACTGTCCGATTTCTTTATTATTGTTCTGACAAAAACGGTACATTCTGAAGCAGCATTAATAATACAGGAGGATAAATCAACTGAAGTACTCTGTTGGTTGTTACAGGCGCTCACTCCAGTTGTGTCGAATTTTTCTGTAGCTACATGTCCAACATTTATAATCAATTACATTTCCCTGTATTCAAAATTAAGCGATATTCTTATGTCACGACAACCTAACAGGGACTGACTACAAAGATCTTTAAAGAAACGTTCATTATTGTATCTATTGATGAACTCCCTTCAGATTTAGAGGTTGTGCCCATGGTCGAAAAGCTCCTCTACGCTCATATACTTAACTTATCGGGGACATGGTAGGTTAGGATGTGAAAACACAGGGACAGTTACTGTCACTGCGAAGGCAGCAATAAGGAGGCCTATCCTGTACGAACTGTGGAAAACTATATCTTGTTCACGATCACCTGCATCGTTGACGATGCGCGATCCTGGAGGTTTGACGACTGCCCGGTATGATCGGTGCCGCAGCCACGTCGTATGCAGGAACGGCCTGCGGCAAACTGGCGATCGTTCGATAGTGCGAATATTGAATGGTTGCCAGTCGCGGCGGATTCTACTGGTTAAGAATGGCTAATCAATGTGTTTAATCTGAAACCAGGCATCTGTTCAACTTTTCGTGATCGCTTTTGTTGGCATCACTATTAAGCCTTCGTCTACATGGGCATTTGGCATCGGGAGGCCACCAGTGGAAGAGGTCGAGTGATATATTGGGCAGTGAGTTTGATTGGTCGGGGGATTTATACGCAAAATGGTTCGAAATATGTCAGAATTAAAACGTAAAAAGTGATAACTAATTGAATCTATTAGAATCAAAAATAACGTATTCTAATCGTTAAAATCACTTAATTAATATGTAACATTGTGAATTTAAAGAGAAAGATCAATTGTTGCCGTAAACAGGAATCGTATTCGGTCTCTTTTTATTTGGATTATAAATCAATGGGTTATGTGTTTCCCCTCGAAATTTCCTCGAATTTCTGTATTCCGGTCTTTTTGGTTATATCACATCCAAATCCAGTTTAACATTTCTTTTACAACAAAATCAGAGCATCACGTAAGCTTTATTATCGCGTTCATCGAGATAGAGTTTCGTGGTGTTCTCTGAGGTGTGGCCCAGGAGTTTTTGAGCGAATTCCTCGCCGCGTTCGTCTTTGTACAACCGCCCGAGCAGGCTACGGATCTCGTGAAATGTCGGTGGGTTATCACTACATTTAACGTCTGAAATTTTTCTGGCTTTTACAAATTTCTTTGTCAGCCCATCCGGGTGAATATTCCCGGTCGGGCTATTTTTCCTGATTCCGGCACTGATCATGAAATCGGTTCTGCTTACCAGTCGGCAGCGATCGATAACCGTCCCGGACGTAACCCTGGCGCCTGAAGGGTCAGGGATAGGGGGAATGCTATCTTCATTCCTGTCTTTATCTGGGTTACGTGTAGGCGACCATCAACGATATCACTAAACTTCATGTTAACTATATCCTCACGGCGTTGGCCAGTAACCAGCGCGAGATCCATCGCAAGAGGAAACCACACAGGCAGATATTCTGCCGCCGTCCGCGTGGCGTTATATGTTTCCAGTTGCAGGCGTTCCCTGGCAACCTTAATTTCAGGTGCTCGGGTTGGCTCAACCGGATTCGTTGTTATTCTTCCTTCCACAATTGCCTCACGAAACATGTCAGATAGTACAGACCTCATCGCCCCCGCCATCGTGTTTTTACCTTCCGCGATCCATGACTCCAGAAACTCAGCAATATGCCGCGTGGTCACCTCTGCCAGTATCATTTCCCCCATTTTTTCGCGTACGGTCGCTAATTGATTACTGCGAATCTTGTAGGTATTAACCGACAGACTCCGGCGCTGTAATAAAACCTCATAGCGATCAATCCATGCGGACACAGTGAATGAGTCCGTTCCTTTTAGTTTTTCAATAAGCGCCACTGGCGTGTGGTTTTGCGCTATGAAGTTGTACCTGATCCACCGTCCGTTGTAATTTCCTGTCCTGTATCGCCAGCCGTTTCCTGCTGGTTGCTCTCTTTCGGCGTTTCTCCATCTCTTTCTGTTCTGGCTTCCGTTTTTTCGGTCTGGTTTGAGGGGGGCGGGAATAGCGCTGATACATCGAAAGTCCCGTCCGCGTTTCTGGTGACAGCCTCCGGCTCTGCTGCTGGTTGTTTTTCCTCCTGCACCACTTCTTCTTTTTCACCCTGATTTGAGGCGCTGTAATTGTTATGAACCCACTTCGGATCGTTCGGGTCGCTGATGCCTTCGACATATTCACCGCGCGCGGCTGCCAGTTGTTTACCAACATCAACCGGGTTTTTGGGTGGAATGTTTTTACGTGCTTCGTGCAGTTCTGCCCGTATTTTCTGGTAGCCTGCTTCTGTCTGGCTTACAGGTGGTTCATTCTCCAGCGGCTGTGGGTCCGGATGATGTTCAGTTGTGTCCTGTTCCACTGCTTCAGGCGTTGCTGGTTCAACTGCCAGTTCGCCTGTCGGTTGCGGTTTTTCTTCATCACACTGAAATCTCCCTGCCTCAATATCCCGCAGACATTTGCCCGCCTGACTAAGCCTTGCTGCATTTTCTTCATGGGTTGTTGGGGTGTTATCAGGCACATATTCGTACCAGTCCGGATCGCGAACGCCATGAACGGCAAGAAAGCTTTCGCACCACGTTCGGCGAAGATCAGGATTACCGGGCTGGAGAATTACACCAGATGTGGCGTTGCACTGAAACTGGATCTAGTGGCGAATCCAGGACAGCTTGAGCTAGAACGTCATGCCGCCCGATCCGCAGCGTGGCTTTTTGTGACTAAAGGGTGTCTGAAATATTCCGGCGACCTGGTACGTGTTACGCAGATCATCAACGGAGGGTAGAACGGCATCGGTGATCGGCGGGAGCGCTTTGAGAAAGCAAAATCGGTGCTGGTATGAATCTGTTATCTGCTCTTCTGAAAAGATACTGGTTGCAGCTGGTGTTTATTTTGCTGATGGCTGGTGCGTTTATCGCCGGTAATGTCTGGAGTGACAGGGGCTGGCAAAAAAAATGGGCAGATCGCGACAGCGCTGAATCCTCTCAGGAAGTCAACGCCCAGACCGCCGCCCGTATTATTGAACAGGGCCGCGTTATTGCCCGTGATGAGGCTGTGAAAGATGCACAAGCGCAAGCCGCTAAATCTGCTGCCACTGCTGCTGGCCTGTCTGCCACTGTTAGCCAGCTGCGTACCGAAGCAAAAAAACTTGCCACCCGCCTGGACGCCGCAAAGCACACCGCAAATCTTGCCGCTGCCGTCAGAAGCAAAACAACCAACGCCGACGCCAGAATGCTTGCCAACATGCTCGGAGATATTGCAGAAGAAGCTAAACATTATGCTGGAATCGCTGACGAGCGCTACCGGGCAGGAATGACGTGTGAACGAGTATATGATTCGGTGAGAGAGTCAAATAATTACAGGAGGCATTGAAACTCCCCCTGTAATATTGCTGTAAAAAAGTGACTACATATCATCAGATGGAACCAGATGAATAAGAACAGGTTTTTCACCAGATGAAACTGATAAGTACTCACTCAGTTTTGATATAGCTGAAATCTGTCTGAATAACCTGTCGGGGTGCTGGAATAACAACTTTCCGGAAATTCTTCTGCAATGGATTTTACTTTTAGTGACCATTCGCCTCCTTATCTGTAGAGGTGGGTAACGAATTTAAAAAGCATTCTGCTTACTTAGGGGGAACATCCTGATGACTGCCTGCAATATTGCAAATTCCATTTTCATTGTATGAACCACCTGAATCAAGGCACTCATCTTCCATCAGGAATTTCTGCGACCACATACCTGCATAAAAAACGATAATAATGGCTACGATAATAGTGATGATGTTTTTCATTTATGTTCTCTGTGTGTTGTTATTGAAAATGATAATCAATATCGCAAAATGAAATAAATAATCATTAAGTGGTAGTTGTTGATAATTGTTCGTATTTTAAAAAGGTACTCCCGGCGGGGCGGTCTGCCACGGGGCGGCAGCGGCGCGGGATTTGGCGCATTTTTGATTTTTCATGCATCATCATCATGTTGTAACTCTCTGTTTTAATGTCATTTATTTTTAAAAGATGATGGTTTGTATGTTTTTTGTTCATTATATTTTGTTTTTCCGGGGGAAGGCGCGCTAAGAAACAGCCCCAGAGGTAAAAATGGACGGCGAACTGAAGAACCTCAAATGCAATATCTGTCAGCTTGCCGCTATTACAGGGTTACATCGACAGACGGTTGTCAGTCGCCTCTCGGGCGTTCCCCTGGCACCGGGAAGCAATGAAAAAACAAGCTGTATCTCCTGACGGATGTGATCCGCGTACTGATGGAAACGCCCGTTTCCCAGGCTGCTGAACATCAGGACCCGAATAAAATGACTCCAAAAGAGCGTAAGAACTGGTTTGACTCCGAAAAGGGGCGTTTCTGGCTGGAAAAAGAGATGAAGCAGGTCGTCCCGTTGCCGGAAGTCCGTCAACAAATGGCGGCGATAGTCAAGGCCATTACGCAGGTACTTGAAGTCTGGTCGGATAAACTGGAAAGGGATAAGGGATGGTCTGCGGATCAGCTAAACGAGGCCCAGGATGTGGTGGATGAGGCCAGAATACTGTTAGTTAAGGCAATACAGGAGACCGCAGACGATGACGGGGAATAAATATGGCTCCGCAGCGGCAGTACGCCGGGAGGTTGCTGAATATCTCAGGCCTCCACGCAGAATGCCGGTAGCGGAAGGAATAAAACAATTTATGTTTGTTCCCCGCGGTGCCAATACGGCGGTTCCTTGGGATGACACGTTAGCGTCTCAGTCCTTCCCGAAATGACAACAACGTCCACGATAAAATGTTTCGTGATGGTTCATTCCTGCAAATTGGCTGGCCGTCCATAACCGTTTTTTCTTCGTCGGATTACAAGCGGGTGGCGCTGACCGACTATGACCGTTTCCCTGAAGATATCGATGGCGAGGGAGATGGTTTTTCCCTGGCATCCAAACGTACCACCACCTTTATGTCTGCGGGGATGACACCGGCAGAGAGTTCGCCTGGTCGGGAAATCACCGATGTGAAATGGCGGCGTTCTTCGCCGCACGAGGCCCCACCCACGACAGGCATTCTTTCTCTTTATAACCGGGGCGATCGCCGTCGGTGGTACTGGCCCTGTCCACACTGCGGCGACTGGTTCCAGTCCGCGATGGAAAACATGGTGGGGTATGGGTGAGGTACAGACCAAAGCCCCGCTGGACAGTCTGGCACTGACCGGTACGCCAACGGCACCAATGCCGGAAACCACAGCTGCAGGTATTGAAATTGCCACGGCAGCGTTTGTGGCTGCGAAAGTGGCGCAGTTGGTTGGTTCTGCGCCGGAAGCGCTGGACACCCTGCAGGAACTGGCTGACGCGTTGGGAAACGATCCGAACTTTGCCATCACGGTACTGAATAAACTGGCGGGCAAGCAGCCGCTGGACGAAACCCTGACGGCGCTGTCAGGAAAAAGCGCTGATGGTTTTATCGAATACGTTGGTTTACGGGAAACGATAAATCACGCCGCCGATGCGTTACATAAATCACAGAACGGTGGCGATATTCCGGAAAAGCCGCTGTTTGTACAAAATATCGGAGCGCTCCCTGCATCAGGTACGGCTGTTGCAGCGAACAGACTGGCATCACGCGGCGGGCTTCCGGCACTGACTGGTGCGACAAGAGGCAGTGATAGCGGCCTGATAATGGGCGAGGTTTACAATAACGGTTACCCAACGCAATACGGAAATATTTTGCGTCTGACCGGAACCGGTGATGGAGAGTATTAATCGGATGGAGTGGGGTTAATGGTGCTCCTGCACCTGCATATATTCGCAGCCATCGAGATACCGCCGACGCTGAGTGGTCAGAATGGGCGATGTTCTACACCTCACTAAATCCGCCACCGGATTCGTATCCAGTAGGTGCGGCGATAGCATGGCCGTCTGATGCTACTCCGGCAGGTTACGCTCTGATGCAGGGGCAATCGTTTGATAAATCTGCTTACCCGTTACTGGCTATAGCGTATCCGTCCGGCATTATCCCTGACATGTGAGGCTGGACAATCAAAGGTAAACCCGCCAGTGGGCGAGCTGTACTTTCTCAGGAGATGGACGGCAACAAATCGCACTCGTACACCGCGCGGGCGCAGGATATCGACTTAGGGACAAAAACTACCTCATCCTTTGATTACGGCACGAAATCGACCAATACCACGGGCAATCATACTAACCAGTTCGGCGGTTATATCAACTCATACTGGGGAAATTCCAATCACACTTCATTTCAGCTAGGAGGTGGTGCGTGGACACAGGCCGCTGGCGACCATGCGCATACAGTTTATATCGGAGGACACGAGCACACCATGTATATCGGTCCACACGGACACGTCGTTATTGTGGTCGCAGACGGTAATGCGGAAACCTTTGGTCTTATGGACGGCGGTGTGGATGCTGCTATTACGGCATATTTCGGGTCGCAATTACAGGAACGGGTACAGCAAAATATCATCCGTGAATACCTGGGGGAACAGCCCGTCGGCACCGCCTTTGTTATTGAAACGGGTAACAGTAAACATCCGTGGCTGGTTCACGCCCCGACGATGCGCGTTCCGCTGATTATTGACGGCACCGACGCGGTTTATAATGCAACACGGGCTGCGTTACTGGCAATTTTTCAGCACAATAAAAGCGCCGGAGAAGACCGGAAAATTACATCTGTTGCATTACCTGCAATGGGGGCCGGATGTGGTCAGGTCCCCCCGGACAGCGTCGCCCGGCAAATTGTACTGATATAGCCCCTCCTGATATTCCCTCCAGTCATATTGCTGTTTTTGACGCTGAAACCCAAACGTGGAGTCTGCAGGAGGATCACCGCGGCGAGACGGTTTACGACACAACAACCGGCAATCAGGTTTATATCTCCGATCTTGGTCCGCTACCTGAAAACGTCACATCAGTTTCACCAGGTGGTGGATACAAAAAAATGGGATAG